TACCACTGCTGCGTGTACTCTTGGTGCCAACCAGGACGGTAAGGCAACTGGACAGGGTCAAGAGCTTTGCGTTCAAAGTCCTTGGTAATAATAAAGTTGATATTATCAGGACCAAACTTATCCAACACGGTACGCGAGGGATTGTAGGTCTGGATGATCTTATACCCATCATCCTGTAGTTGTTTAATATAGGCCCTACGCTCAGGTGTATTAAGCATAGCCAATTCATGTACCTCAGCCTCTTGACCAAGACGATGGATAGCTACGGTAGCAGGGTTAGCACGAGCAGCATCGATGGGGAGTTCCTTTACCTCCTTGGCAAGGAAGTCACTAGACTTCGGAAAGTAAACCTTTCCCCCACCTTTGTCTACCTTATCAATAAGGCTGTACGTTTCCACACCTTGCCTGGCTCGGTCTCGGTAAAGAGACAAGTTGCGTATGGTATAGTCAACATCATTCAACTGCACAGCAGAAAAATAGGCCGTAGCTTCCTTTTCGGAAACAGGTTGACCAAACATCCTCTGGTAAGCTCTATCAAGATCACCAAGAGTAGAGTGGAATGTGCCAGGCTTTTGGGTAAATGGATCTACCTCAGCTCGGTTGTCTTCCATAATACGAATAAGCCTCTTGTACTCCTGTTTGTTCAAGGAGCCAATCGGCTTTGCCATGTCTTTCATCATGGTGACAAGAGCAGAAGAACCAGAGGTCGCAATGATACGGTTCTCAATCTGTTCTCGAGATACACGGGAGTTACCAGAGCCAAGCCAACCAAGTAGAGAGTGTCCAACTCCTTGGGGTGTTTGAGTCTGAGTTTCAATAGTTAGAGCTTGTCTAACCGCAGCCGTTGTTTCATCTATAGGCCTTTCAACTTTGATGAAGTACTTCACTCCATGCTGAACAACGTTAATATCGTCTTCATGGAGTTTGTAAAGGCTCTTAGCGTACCTCCAAGCAGCATATTGGCTATCAAATCCCTCACCGGTCCGATCACCAATAAAGGCAGCCACATGGGTTACGTTAGAAGGGTGGGCTTCAGAAGACGTAATTTCAAAGCGAGCGTCAACAACCGCATTGTTTGGATGCGAGAGCCTGTCTATTAACTTTTGTTTTGTTTCTTCTATAGCAACCTTCTCTGCCTCACCGGGGTTTCGCATAATCTTTTCGAGATCACGGATACGGTTCTGAACTTCGTCAGCATTAGCAGAGAGCTTCTGGACTAAACGCTGAGTAGTCAAAGCAGAAAACGAAGAGTCATCCCCAATAGCAGCAGGATTGAAAAGTGAAGAAAGTCTTTTTTGAGCATCCTCAGGAAGGAGAGGTATTTCCTTTCCTTGGAGAATTTCACCTAGGCGTTTAATAATACTAACTACAGAAGCCCCACCTACATCACCCATAGTGGACAATGAGGAAGCGGTATCAGACTTGGGTGAAACGTTGGCCCTAACTGCCGCCTGATAAGCCGTAGTGGCTGCTTCTTTAGCCGCAGCCTTTTCCCCACCGGTAGCAATCGTTTTTGCTACAGCAAAACCAGCTTTGGTGAGTTTCCCTACAGGGGGAAAGAGAGCAACGTCTACTACGTTTCCAAGATTAGAAAGAAACTGTTCGGTACCAGAAAAGGAGACAACCGCCTCAGCAAACTCTGAAGCAAGGCTAGGGTTGTCAGCACTAATTTTATCAAGAGCGCCTCTCAGCTCTTTGTGCATCTGGCTAGGGGGAAGGGTATAGAGGTATTGGATCTGTTCAGCCCAGTTATTACCCTTTAGAATTCCATCAACGGGTGTAACGTTACCGTAAGTCTTGTACCAATCGTAGATACCGAATGAAGCAAAAGTCTTTGCTTTGTCTACAAACCATCCACCCCAGCTTTGCTCTTTTGCTTGAGCAGCAAAGTCCTCAGCAGCAGATTTAGCAATCTCCTGTTTGGTAGTAAGAGTTTCAGCAATCTCAGACATCGTAGCAACGTGCTCAAGGTCGTGTTTGATCGCTTCTGTAACAACAGATTCGGCTGGGTTTCCAAGACTGGGAACCATACTGATGAAGGACTTTGCGTATGCCTTCTCAAAGATAGTTGCAGGGTCATTCTTAGGCTGGCTACGAATGATCTGTTCAACTAACTTTGGATCCCACGTGTTTAGCGAGCCATCAGCAGCAGCTTGTTTAATTACACTAATTTTGTTTGCCTGGTCCTCGGCGTCTTTTTGAGCTGCAACAGACTCACGAAGACTTGCCTCTTGACCAGTAGCTAGCGAGTTAGAAACAATTTCAGCTCCAGGAGCTTTATCTCCTAAAGCAAAAAGAACCTTAGCCGTGCGCTGGTCATTAGCTTCACCTAGAACAGCTGGACGATCCCCTTTGTCAATGATGGAAAGCTTCTGCTGCTCTGGAGCAGTCTCTTCAAGAGAGATAGCCCCATCAATAGCCAGAGGCTTTTCAGCTGGGACCATTCCTCCAAACGTCAAAGAAGAGGCGTCTAGCTCTTCTGGAGTTTTAGTAACTTGAGATTCAGTAGGCATACTTAAGCGTTACCACCAACCTGGTAAATATCGTTTGACTGTGTCCAGCCGCCGTTATCTGTTCCGTCAAAGAAGCCACCAAGCTTGCCCCAACCGAAGTCAGCAATCTTTCCAATACCTCCAGCCGATTTGGCAAAAGCATTAATCAAAGACATACGGCCAGCTGTACGGGCCTGAGACTGGGAGTTATCCCAAAGGGCCTTACCTCGGGCTCCTTCAAGAGCATAGAGCTGTTCAGCCAACTGTTCGTTTTGGTTAATACCTTGGAGGTTCACAGTAGCTTGGTCAGAAATTGAAGCAGTAGCTCCAGCAAGAGCTGAAGTATTAGAAGCACCGGCGTTAGCAGCGTTATTCTCTGCTTGAGCTGTAGCTACCTGGGACTGACGGATGACATCACGCCTGCGTCGTTCTGCATCCAGACGGACTTGCTGCATACGAACAGCGTTTTCCATCATGGAGATCATAGCTATGTTGGAGTTGTTACCTCCGCCACTGCGACCAAGCAAACCAGACATGAGGCCGCCAGCAGTCCCCAAACCGGTTATAAGAGTAGAAAGGGCAGCCATTAAACTATTTCTTTCAAGTAAGACACTTCTTTTGGTTCGTACCCAAAGCGTTCCAGGAGGGAACCCACTTTAGATCCATTTAGAGCCCCAAGGGACTGCATCTGTATAAAGGAGCTACCCTCCATGCTGGCCCAGTGCTCAAAGGCCCCCAGGAGCTCCAGAGCGGCCTTAGAACGGCCTCTGAACTCGGGGGCTATCCACCACATCACCTCGGCAGCTACTAGCTCGGAAGAGAAAAGAGCCTGAGAGAGATGGCCAGCTATGATACCTATAGGTGTATCTTTAGATAAAGCTAAGATACATATCCTTTCATTTTTGTCTCCTTCTAAAAAGAGACGAATAAAAGAATCGATCTTAGCTATATCATAAGGGAGGTCTCTATAAGGAGACTCCTTTAGGAACTTAAGACTAAACTCCAGTACAGTGGAGTAATCGTCTTTATCTGCTATCTTAAGAGTTATCAAGGAGATTTGTTCTGAGTTTCAAACCTAGTCCAACCAGCAAGGTTAAACGGTTTTCCAGTGACAGACTTAAACCGAAGTTGAAGAGCTTTTCCTGTACCTCTAACCTTTAGCTTTCTTACTCGGTAGGCTCGTTTCTGCTCATCAAATTCGATAAGCTGGGTAGCCCCATATCTACCGGAAGCAATAGAGGTTCCGTAATCCCATACAGATTGAAGCTTAATCGTTGACTGGTCTTTATTTCCAAGGACGATGGAGATATAATTATCTTGGAAAGTAGCTAAAGTCCCAGTTGGAACTTTATACCCAGTTGTGAATGAACTCTCGTAGTCTTTACCCACACTGTCAAAAGTCTTAAAGTCGAAGTAAGACGTATCCAGTGTTTCTGCAAAAGTCGTATTGTACTGTCCACCAGAGTTTGAAGAAACCACATATTTGAAGACAGAGGCGGTTAGAGCAGTAACATTAGAGCGGCTTACAATGGGCTCTCCATTATCATCTAGTACAGGATTCCCGTTTGTATCATAGGTATAAACATCAGTAAGTGAGGTAGACGGCCCCCTAATTGTAACTAGACCATTAATTTTAACTTCTTGGTTTGGAAAGGACCAGTTGTAGAATGCTTTAGAAGAAGTATTGTAGATTAGTGCCGAGTTAAACTCATATTTATGGGCAACCGTGGTTATTGGAACAGCCCTATAAATCCATTGTACCTGTTTCGTGATTACGTTATAAGCGCCTTTTACATACTTTTTATTCTCTACAGGAATCGTAGAAAAGAATTGCTTAATCGTTCTTTCTGAAATGGATTCCACCTGGGCAGCACCAGCTTGGTTTACCGAGGTAATCGCGTAGATACCGTCGTTATTCCACCACATGGGAAGACCATCAATATCTACGAAAGATGAACCAGTGAGAGCTGGGATCGAGGTAACTTTTCTGATACTAAAGTCATTTGGAGAAAAGCCAAGACCTTGGTTTCCGGTAATCGCCCATACGCCATTCGTAGAAAAAACCAGAAGGGAGGTCTGGATAACTACAAGCTTGACGATTGAACCAACATCGAGGATGTCAATCGTTCCACCATCAGTGGCTAGGAGGTCAAAGAGGTACTCATTGGTCGGATCATTCTGTTGGTGACAAAGACCGAAGTAAAGAGGGTCTTTTGCGATCTGAGAGTAGTAAATGGTTGTTGCGAACCCATTAGCGTCTACACCAGCATACCACACACGTCCTGCAAAGAAAGCAGTGGACTTAGGTCTAATACCTCCAGAAGATACTACGGGAATACCAGTAATACCTGATACCGTTGATCTGTCGATGTTAAAAGCATCGTAGACATAGTGCCCCTTAGGAGCTGGGGTATTACCTCTTAGATTGACAGTATTAAGGGCAAAGTCAATAATCTTATTTGGATCTCGGAAGAGCCAAAAGACGTCAGCATTTGATGGATAGTTAGCCTTAGCAGCACTTTTAAAGTAGGCATTAAAGCCGGCGTAGCCATTCTTCCAATAGTTGACTAGATCCCAACCTTCAGGAGTAATGCCCCAACCTTGGTTAAATAGATTATATTTATGTTCATTCGTTAAAGTAGTTGGTCGGGTGTCCCAGTTAGTGCCAAGTTCATCCACGATACCCTTCATATCACGGACTTTCATATTGATAGCCGTACCAGAGAATGTACCAAGACTGGAGTTATAGGAGACGTAGAATGGCGTACAGTTAGGATGAACTACAAATAGATACCCCTGGCCATAGGAGAATTGACACTCACTGAGGGGGCTAAGTGTCGGGCTACCAGTAGCAAACGTAGAGATATCCACCACACTAGCAAATGCCCCAGCAGATACTGGAGCAGTGTTTGAGACTAGATAAAAATACAGAATGCTACCGGCCTGGAGGACAACGATGTGTGTGTCAGCCAAACCAGCAGCATTCTGCCAAAGAAAGGTATTTACCGTGTTGCCTGCACGGTCAATGAGTTTTAGAGAAGAGCTAGGTTCGTAGTCAACCCCAAGGCGTCGGTAAACGTCACCTTTTGGGTGGAAGACACAGTTATTAGTTTCAGTACAAGCGTTCTCAGGGAAGTTGAGACCAGTAGCTTCTGTAATTAAACCATTGATGAAGTTGTGTTCAACTGAAACTTTAATAGCTCTGGGCATTATTCAACTTTAATTAATTGACTTCGATTGTTTTGACTTCCTTCTTTGTCTTAGCTAGGTAGTTCTCTACTGCTTTCTTAGCTTCGTCAAAGGAGGTATAGCTGCCTTTTAGTTCTTCTGGAACTGAACCTCTTTCATAGGCGCAATGCCAAAAACCGTAAGGATCTGTTCTACGTACATGAAGAGTGTTCTTATCGAGAACAAACTTCCGGTCGGTGGAAAGGTCTTTGTCTCCAGTAAATTCGTCAAAGTTCATTATGGGCTATTTTCTCCGTCCGTATCCTTGAATCTGATTATACCAAGGCCACTCATGTTCAACGGAGTGCTTTGAGGATTGGGTCTTAATCCTAGCTCGGCGTTCCGCTTTTTCAGCTTTTGCGTGAACCGTTTGTTTCAGTTCTGCAAAAGCTGTAGCCTTAGACATATTAAAAAGAAGTGACTCGTACTTGCTGTCTTTGAAGGGGATAAAGCCATCTGAAACTTCAAAAGCAGGTGTCTTCTTACCGTAGCAAAGTGTCTTTGAACTCTGCAAAGTAACATCGAAGTCGGTGTTTAAAGCGTTAAAAACAACCTTTCTATTGTCAAAGGTTGTGTAGTACTCAGGAGCACGGTCTGTATAGTAGAGAAGGTCTACTGTAGCTCCTTCAGTAGGAAATACAAAAGATCCGATATTCGTTTCAGTTGTTACATAAGACTGAACAATACGAAGAAACTCGTCAATCGGAAGATAAGTAATACGTTCAAACTGTTGGTAGTTACTAACAGATGGGTCTATTTTATTGTACTTGATCCAATCAACGTTTTCAATGTTATCGGGTAAACCCATAACGACAGGCTCACCAGGATCAGTAGAAGCGTCCAGACTAAAGAGAGTATACTCGTCAGGAAGCTCGATTTCAGTTAGAATGTCGTAGTAACAATTCTTAACGATGTTAGCTACTTGTTGAGCCTCAATCGTGTCTCCAACCGAGTTAACCTCATCAGAGTCCATTGAGGACAGAATATCTTGTACAAGTTCAATGAGGCTGCGAGGCACTTAACTTATCCCAGATTGCGTTGTGCTTTTTTATTTCTATAATGGTATCTCTGGTGTCTTTCTGGTCCCAACCAATGGGTTTAAAGATCTCAGTACAGAGGTTACTTACTTTTGGTACGCTCATACTTGTCGTGACGCAAGACGCTAGAAGGGTCCCGAGTAAAACCATCATCAAGTTGTTTGCGTACTTTGTCAGCCTCGGAGAGTGCCGCAGCTTGCTGAGCCAGGATGTCTGCAATTACCTTTGCCTCGCCTTGTTTGATTAGTTCGTTTTCACGAAGCCAAGTTAGAAGCTGGCTGAGAAGCTGGGCGATAACTAAAGCTAGCTTCGCCCAGGTTAACATTACTCACCCTTGGAGATTGCAACCCGAAGGGTACCAACACCGGCTGCAGCTTCAAGAGCGTAAACCCATTCAGGGATTACGATACCATAAGCCTGAAGACCAGCAGTGACCATAGCAAGTGCAATCACAATATAGGTCTTCTTACCATTTAGAAGTTCAAGAATCTTATTCATAATTTTATCCTACTGTTGCATACTGGAAATGCATTGCATCTCTACGACCTGTCCAGTCTCCACCCCAGATCCAACCTTCTTCTTTGAATGTCTTTACGACAAGACTATCAGACTTAAAGTTGGTCTTAGAAGCAGGAGCCGCTAGAGGGTTATGAGGGGCGTCAATATCGATAGCTAAAGCATAACTGTGCATTGATGGATGAGAGCCACCTCGGATCATTCGTACTGCAAATGAGCCTGAGAAACAGTCACAACCCGCAGCATGGATCTTAGATTGAGTATGCCCACAACGATCCCAAATCTTAGTAAGAACCGAAGAGAGGCTATTTGCAGCAACTTTGTTAATCTGGATAGACTTAATTGGTATATCACCCATACTCATTACCCAAGGTACTGGAACTCGTACGAGATTCTTAGCACCCCAACCAGAGATAGATGGATTACCAAAAAGTTTTAGACATTCAGACTGTTTAGGAAGTTTAGCCATTAGTCCTCTAAAGAGGGGAGGGGCCTTTTATAGCCCCTCCTTTTTGTTAGACGCTACCCTTCGACCAGCGAACGCGGATCGAGAGCTTGCCAGCAGTGAAGGCGGCCGTACCGTACTTGGCAGAGATCAGCGCCGGGAAACCCGGAGTCGAGCCAATCTTTGCACCAGCACCCGTCGAGCCAAGCGTAAGCGTGGTACGAGTACCAGCGTTACCAAGCGTAGCAACAGCCAAAGCCGAAACAAGACCCGTGGCCGAAATAGCCGTGGTCGTGTCCGACTTATAGAGGCCCACAGAAAGGGTAGCCGAACCACCAGAGGTGGCAGAGACGAGCGTCTCAAGTTCTACTGCTTCAATGAAGGCGTCCTTCGGGAGGAACGTCGAGTAGTTAAGAATGGCGTCCGAAGAGGTAAGCGTAGTCAGGTCAAGAGTGATAACCGTCTCGCGCGTAGAGCCAAGCGTACGGAACTCACCAATCGTACCAGCAGTAGCCTCTTCAGGACCGAACTTGACGTACAGACCGTCAGAATTATACCAACCCATTAGTTATTATCTCCTATAGTATTAATTAGACCTGAGAGGCGTCAGACAGAACCGTAACCAGGTTCTCAGGACGGTACAGCTTGTAGCCGTAGCGGCACGTCGTGACGTACTCTTCGCGCTGGAGGTCCTTGTTATACTCGGAGTCAACCTTCGGGGCCTGGCGAACCGAACCGACGAACGGCAGAACATCAGGAGCAGCGGAGAAGAAGTAGTTAGCAACACCATTCGTCACCGAACGCGAGTTGACCGTCTCCGAGATCGAGCGAGGGAGGTTGACCGAGGTATAGACGTCAAAGCCATAGATGTTAGCAATAAACTTCATACCCGTGCTCATACCATCACGCACGATACCTTCCCAACGCGGGTTGTTGGAGAGGTTCACGATGTTGGTCGTGGTAGCCAAAGCGTACTCAACCGAAGGATCAACAATCGCAACCAAATTGGTCATCGGGACGTTGGCCTTCTGGAGGGCATACTTGGCCTTAGCAAAGTCCTGGGGAACCATGACATTGTTGGTGCCAGCAGCCACCCAACGGTGGGCAGCCGAATTGATGTTGTTCAGATCAGAGGCAGTCTGACCAGCGTTGCCCAAGGCAAGCACATCAACTTCCATCGCCTTAGCGATAGCACGATGCTGCTTCGGGACGAACGAACTAACAAGGCGGGACATATAGAAGCTGTCCTGCTTCATCTTGTTCGTAATGTACGTAGCCGAGGACTTGTACTTGTTAATGGTGAACGTGAAGTTACCAGTATCCATCGCAGTGTAGCGAATTGCCTGACCTTCATCGTAGTCCAGCACTTCAGCCTGACCGATAGACGGGATATTCAACGTATCGCCATCAGGGAAATCAGAGATCATGTCCACGTATTTCGTGGCAAAGAGCTCTTCGAGAAGAACCTCCTTGATCTGGGCAGACCAGAGGTTAGAACGAACGAGGTGTTCGTTGGTACCATAGCTAAAACCAGCCATTTAAATTAGTATTCCTTTTGTTAAATTAGGTGTCGAAAAAGGTTTCTCCCAAACGAAGTGCATCCTGGTGGAGCTGGTTCTGAACACTAGGCGACCAATAAGTACTAGGGTCTTTAGCTTTTAGGTCGTTGTAGTAAGACATCTTACGATCACCAGTAGGGGTGAAACCCTTTACAGGAGCCATCTGGCGTCCCTGCGGAGGGGTAAAGAGGCCATTTGTGTTAGAGGCAGTAGGTTGCTTAGGAGTCTCATTCTCAATTAGCTTAAGGAACGCTTTGGGCTGCTCCTTTGCGAGATTGTTGAGAAACTCTTCACCAACGCCAAGCGTAGAGGCTGCTTCTTTGAGATGGGTTGCGAACTGAGGTCCATACTTCTCTTCAAGAGATGAACGGACGAAGTTCAAGTTAGCTTCCTGAGTACGGAGCTTGTCAGCCTGGGAGAGACGCTGTTCGACAAGTCGAGCAATGTCTTCTTCCGTAATCTGCTTTGCTCCACCTTCTCCATTACCGGATGGCTGGTGGCTACCGGATTCGGAATTGGGTGTCTCACTTCGGGGAGTAGAGATTTTGTCCATCATCTGCTCAATCGTGAGTCGAGTATTCAGTTCTTGTCGAATTCCACCTAGTTCACCTTTCAACTGTTCGATGAACCTATCGGATTCAACCTTTGCCCTGGCAAGGTCTTCCTGGGACTTAAACTTCTTTCCTTCACCAACAAGCTCTTCAAAGTAGTTCTTATTAGTGTCGGTAGGAGGGTTATTGGTATTCGTCTGGGTAAAAAGATCGGTCAATCTTTATCCTATTTAATAAACTCCAGGAGGCTCCGAATTTCCTTAAGTGCAGCTTTTTGCCCTAGTCTGAATGCTGCTTTATGAGACCAGGAAGGACTATCAAAGTCCGAAGGGGAGACCTCTTGGTTGTTAATGGTAATTTCTTTCTCTTCTATAAGGTCATACAGGCGAGAAAGGGCTACTACGCTATTACGGATAATAGCTTCCATCTCTACCTTTTTCTTAGGATCAGAGATGCTTTTGGTCCAATGGACCGGAAGAGACTTACTCACTTAGGTGGTAGAGGTTGTTGCTGTTGAATGTCTTGTGGCTTTTCTCCAAACATGTCTCGGTCATAGTCATCAGGAGAAATACCGGCAGGGGTTTGATTCTCCATAGCTACCTGTTGCTGGTGGGCCTGGAGAAGCCTCTGCGAGTCTGCTTGCTCAGAAATACGGACAAACGGTTGCACAATTTCGTAGTCCTGGAGCTCAAGAAGGTCTTCAAATACCTTGGCCATTTTGATACCAGAGAAGTGAACCTTCACTTGGGGATCTTGGCCTACTGCTGAGTTGAAGAAGTTGTTGAGGTTCTGAACCCGTTCTGCCTTCTCAGCAAAATGTCTAGCTGCAATAGGACGAATACGGCCAGTACCAGTAATGTCATCTGGGGAGAGTGTCTGAAAGATCTCCGTCTTGTATTCATCATCAATAAAGCGAATGGATGCTTGCGACATATTGCGACGTGCAAGCTCTAGCATCGCATTGAGAAGGGGTTCTAGAATGAACTCTTCAAACTGAGCAATCTTGTTAGCAAAGATACGAGAAGCTGCGTTCTCTAGCCTCTGAACCTCGTAGGCCGTCTTTTCCCCAGGGGTACGGAATCCCATAGCCTCCTTAGGGGAACCAGCCATTTCCTCCATACGCTTCTCAAGAACCTCGATTTCACTGTTTGCCTGGAGGGCTTCAACAGCTGGACTGAGAATGGAAACGTCTCCATCATCTCCCACAAAGATTCTTTCAAAGGGACCCCACTTGAAGTCTTCCACATACCCTTTGATTTTGAGGGGAGGGAAGGCAGTTAAATCAAAGACGTCAGCTTTGAGGTTCTCAACGTGGTCAATGCGGTACTGCATACCAACCAAGTTATCGAGAGGACCCATCGCCCAGAGGTTATCTTGGCGAGGTCTCCAACCACAATGGTAGATTGGAGGATGGCCAAAGAATGAGGGATTAGGGCCTTTATAGATGACCTTATGCCGGTCAGCGACTACAACAACATAATTGCGAAGGAACTCGTCCTTTTCATCGTCATAGATGTCACCGTAGAAGGTGAGCAACTCACAATAGTCAGAAGTCAGGTATGCCCAGTAGGAGGTGAAACCATCCACACGATAGGCGTCGTTCTTGTTCTTGTCTGGCCCACCAGTGAAGTTAGCCGCATGGTTGCGGATGTTCTTCATGTACTGCCAGAGCTCTTCGTACTGGGGACGGGTATCGTCTGTAGAGAAACGCTCAAGCAGCTCTTTGACTTCACCCTTGGTGACAAGGGAACGAATGATCTTAGGAGTCTGGGTGTAGTCTGAACCAGTAGGGTTCATGACGGTATCCAGAGCTGAGATACGCCTTGGGACCGGTCCTACATAACCAACTTTGGTCTTGCCATCCTCTAGGAGCTGAGTTTCGTCTTTCCATTCTGCGGTGACAAAACAGTTGCCCATATCGATGTAGTCAAGAACTAGTTTTGCAATTTCCTTTTTGAACTGGTCCTGATCAATTACCCAGGACATATAATTAATGATGGCTTCCTTTTTATCAAGAGAAGCTTCATTACCTCCTTCCCACACAAGCCACTTGCGCTTGGGAAAAAGGGATGCCATATAGTTTGCGTAAAGGTTGTCTCGAATCTGACACAGCTTGGGAACAGTTGTAGTGTTCTTCCAAGGTAGAGTTGAATTAGTTGTCTTACGGGTATCAGTTGCATAGATGTACTGACTGAGTTCTTCCCACTGTCTCAACTTTTCTTGGCGATAAATATCCCATTGAATGTAATACTGGGAAATCTTAACACCAAGGGTATCTTCGGAGATAACCTTAGTAAGGTCTAATACACGACCAACCATTAGCGAATATTATCTTCCTGGTCAGAGCCAAAAGTTGTGGCTACAGCTTGTTCTGGGGACACGCCAATGGCTCTACCCCGAGGATTAATTGTAAAAGACCGCCCTTCACCCATTGCGCCGATCGGACTAGTTGCGGCTATTAGAGTGTTAGTATTAGGATCGTTCTTTGTGTAGTCCGAAAGATTGCCTGAGCTAGGATGAGTCTTCTTAGTCATCTCGCTCGTAAGTTTTCTTTATAGCCTCTTCAGCAGAGACACCAGTAGCTCTATGGTAGGGTTCAATGGTGAACGTTCCTACAGAATAACCGTCTTTATCTGGGGTTGTTGTACCCTGACGATCTCCAGGAGTCTTGGAAGAGGGATGCGTGGGAAGATCTGCATGATCATACTGACCACCACTAGAACCTTTAATACCTTTTGCCATGTGTTAGGCTACGCCTCCGAATCTCTGGTTTGTGTTGAATGGAAGAATGTTGGAGGCTCCTCTAAGGGCTACTCCAGAAGGGGCTACGCAAGAGTCAATACAAGAAGCCAAGCAGTCCTTGACGTCATCATGAGCAGGATTGGTTAGAACTAGTTCTTCTTCAAGGATCTGGCAGTTACCTCCTTGATAATGCCAGACCTGTCGATTGTTGTATCGAGGTTGAAGAATGGCTTCAATACGCTCTTCTTTAGAACCTTGGTGTCGATTTGGTTTGAAGTCCTCAACTGATAGAGCAAGACCATGAGGACGTATATAGTTCTGTTTAAGGTCATTAACGATCACTTGCTGTGCTGTAGTGACCTCAGCTCGGATTTTCCTGAAGTCCCACTTCTGGTGAAGTTTTAGGATCTTGGTAAAATAATCTGAAATCTTATCTGTTTTGAAACGTTCTATATCAAGAACATAGTAGTTGAAGTCTGCGTCAACTCCCACCACGACAATGGCTGTGTAGTCAGCTTTCCTACGTAACGAAAAAGCAAAGTCCACAGCTGCAAAGACATTTAACCGCTTGTGCTTAAAGAACCAACGTCCATCCACTCGATGAAGAAACTTTTGGTCGTAATACTGAAAGAGATCACGGGAAATAGCAGCAGACTCGGAATCATTTGGATCATTGTAGTACTGTGCTCTAAACTGGACCCTATCTAGATACTGTGCTCGCTTTTTAGCTAGAATTTTAGCATCAAAACCAAACCACTTACCGTCATAACGCTGTTGTCGTGGCCAAAGGAACTGACCAGTTCCATCACCAATGTCCTCAACTTGCCGCTCAAGGACTTCATATAAGGGTTCAGAATCAACGATTTCTCCTTCATCATCATAGATATCGACGGCCATAGAAGACAGATCGTTATAGAGATCCTTCGGGTGGTACCTGGTGCCAACCACCCACTCTTCAGCATCAGAGCCTTCAATCGAAGAAAGTAGAGAGTACTGACTCTTTACCTTATCTCGTCCGTCTTCTGTATAAGCATTTTCGTAAACAACAACATCATCTAGTACGGCAATATCACAGTGCATACCTGTGATCGTGGTTGTAAGTCCAGCAGAGAAAACAGTTGGATCTCGGACTGCCTCAGCTTTACGGAGTGGGTGGTCTACAGCGAATTCGCTCTCAGTCCACTTCTCCCTCATTCCCTCCATTTGGTTGACCATGTTTGGCCAGTAGAAGGTGTAAATATCTGAGGTAAGGATATCTTTAATAAACTTAAGTTGTTTTTGAGCCAGGTTAGCAGTAGACGAGATATAAAGAACACGTATCGCTGGGTTACGAGTTATCTCCCAAGCAACACGATAAGCCACTAGAGCTGACTTCCCGTGATCACGAGGAAGGAGAAGGAGCTGGTGACTTTTAGCATTTCCTCTAGTCCACCAATTTATAACTTCAGAATGAACTGACCCAAGGACACGTTGGGGGTGAACAAGTCTGATAAAACTCTCTAGGTCAGTTTCGGCTTGCTCTCGGATTTGGTCTTTCTTTGAGCGATTAGGATTTGCCATAAGTCACTAGTGGTGAAATAGGTTATAGAAAGCGTTGGTTACATCTTTAAAGAAGGCGGTGATTCCCGCAACAACACCAAAGAAAAGCCAGATGAACTTTCGCCCAGCCTTTTGCTCGGCAATAAATTCCAACATTAATTTTTGGTTCTCTTTTAGTTCCTTTAGGTCTTCTTTGATTAAGACGTTATCAGCTTTTAGAGAGCCAATAGTTTCAAGTGTTCTTTCGTCCATTCTTCTATTTTTACTATGACACGTTCAAGAACGGCTGCAAAAGAATCAAAGTAGGGCTGACAACATGGTATTTCCAAATATCAATAGCATTAGCCGTAGTTGTACCCGTCTTAGCGACACCATTCGCAGTCTTAAAGTAGCTACCCCAAGCAAGTGTTCTAGTACCAGTAGCATCCTGTTGAATACGGATCACACCCGTTTGACCAACCTTTATATTGGTAGGGTTAGCTATAGTGACGTTACCAGTAAGGGTGACACCAAAGTTAATACCAGTGTTAAAGTCAGGTGTAACAGTCGCAGAATACGTGAGGACGGTTTCAACCATAGCTCCCCAGTACTGGTCTACCTGTACAGCAGTATTAGCTAGGTTTGCCTGAAACTGAGCAGAAGACGCATAATTAAGAAATGGTGCCCACGAGCCACCTGAATGTTTAAACTGGATTACACCACCGCTGTCTCGTAAACCATACCCGGACGAACCATAGGTTCCACTCCAGTTAAGGTACTGACCAGCGGTAATACCTAAACCACTAGGGTTGACTCTAGACATCTCAGTGATATCAGAATAAAGGATCAGGTACCCACCAAGTCCATACAAACTGGTGTAATTTAGTGGATAGGCGTCAATAATTGACTTAGCGTTTTTAACATCACTAGCTAGAAAATGGTTAGCTGCCGTCTTCGCGAAACGGAATGCATCTACACCAGCATCACGAAATGTAAAACCAGCTCTGTATCCAGTTCCACCATTTAAATAGAAGTCAGTAGTACCACCAGTATCAATTGTCTGAAGACCTGACCAGGTGTTGGCAGTCGATAAAAGGGTAGAGTACCTTCCAATAGGAAGAGCACCAGAAGAGATATTGCTAGCGTTAGTTGTATCGGTGGTGGCTGAAGGGGCTAGGCCACTGATCGCTGCTACAGGAATAGACCCAACACCAGGTGGGGTACCTGAAAAGGTGGAAAGAAGATTGTTTACATCTTGCATCCTTGCTGGCTCAAGCTGGCTAGCTGGGGAGGAAAGATTCAAAATACGCTTGTTATTCATATCCAGATTGGCTGTCATCTGGTTAGGAGACACACCATCTCTGGAAACAAGAGTATCTAGAGCACTCTCAATCTGCGTAATGATACCGTTAATAGCCGCAGGAGCATTTACAAGAGTGCTGAGACGGTTGAAAGTAAACTTAGTCAATTAGTTTATGAACCCTGTCTAAACTGAAACTCTGAAATCCACGGACTTGAGTTTGTGCTACCAGACACACCAGTTAGAGCATAGTACTTCCAACCAGTAAGATTACCACTTAGGCTAGTCATGACTACTGGAGTAGACGGATTGGAGAGCGCAAAACTCGATCCAATATCTGTCCAAGTAGACCCATCGTTGGATCCTTGCCACTTCCAAGTACCTAGAGCTGATCCAACACCAAGAACGGTATGAAGCTTGGCCTCATCGATATAGGCTGTAGCTCCATTAAAATAGAAAATAAGCTGACGTCCAGCAGCAGCTAGAGCGTTATTAAAGTATACACCGGTATCGGAGATGTTTCCATTAACCAGTTGGGACAACGTGCCAGTCATAAGACCAGGTGTTGCTGAGACAGTTATCTGTGAAGTACGATCAGTTGTGATGTAGACGAAGTTAGTTGGAATGTAGGTGAACCCAGAAACTCGCAGAGCTCCGTTGTTCTCTACGTTTGAGGTTACACGAAGAGCCCCATTTTTGGCTACCCTACCAACTACTGAACTACCAGTAGCGTCTTCAACGTAGATGGAACCGTCAGGGGCATTAACCCCACAGAAACCAGACCCAGGAGCCAAAGTGTAATACATTGACCCATCTGGGGCGTACCTACCAACAAAACCAACCCCAGGGGATTGTGTTAGTCGTACCTTTCCGTCTACGTCATAAATTCCAAAAGCCACTAGTGTAGATTCTCTAGTTTGTAGATTGTCTTTAGGTAAACAGCTGAGAGTTCATCCAGGATGTTCTCTAGGGCTGAAACGTTTTTACAAATCTTGGATCGATTCTTGTTAATCCACTTGATGTCGTCTTTGAGACGTGAAAGGATGTTCTTTGCAGACTCTTCGTCTTTTTCATCCTCTGGGAGTTTCTTACCAATCAGACCAAAAGCTGCTTGGTAATCCTCAACCAGGTCGTCTAAAGGTTCAAGGACTGAATCATAAAAGTCATTGAGAGCCATGTGCTCCGCGTAGGAGGTGGTATTCCAATGGGAGAGGTGTGCTTCGTTTCTGGAACAGAAGACCATAGCCACAAGTTCGGTAATCAATTTACTGGAGCCCTTTTAGGTTAAGAATACGATCAAAGTCCCCAGAGATCCTCTCCTGGGCGCTAGCAAGCTCACTGGCGGCCTTTTTGATGTCTTCCTTGGTAGGTCTACCTCTGCCGTGCTTTTGGCCCTCCTTGGGCTCCCAGCCCTTCTCCAGGAGGTACCTGTTGGCCATGAAGGATTCTTTGGAGGTGGTCTTGGCTTCGGTTTTGATCCGCTGGAGGGCTTTAGACTTCATTCGGAGCTCCAGCTCCTTTCTCCATCGTTCGATGTAGGGTTTGAACCAGGAAGTGGCACAGAGCATCTCCCAGTGCTCCCACCCATCTACGTACTTTTGGGATACCTCCCATTCCGTAGGATCATCAGTCTCCATATAGAGCCTGTAGAGAGACGGATACTCTCGATAGTCAATGTCTTTGAGCGTATATAAAACACTTGACTTGTCCGCCAAAGTCTGTTCGTAAAAGAGTCCCTTTAGGAGTCTAGCATTATTAATTTTGTTTCTAAATTTATTAGTAAATTTTGGGCTAGGCCCTAGAAGCAAAGAAGACATGGATGAAATGAAATTACCTAAGGAGATTTCTTAAGATACTTTAAGTTCTAAGAAACCTAAAAACTACTAAATAAAAAGGGAGTAACTTAAGTTTTATCTTATGTTACTCCCTTAGGATACGCTCTTAGTAATTACCTAAGGGAATACCCTTAGGTCTATACCTTATGATATACCCCTTTGAAAGTATTGTCAAGTAGTTCCATAAG